AAGGGTTGTCATAGACGTTAGCAGAATAGTAAACAAACTTGAGGTGCATAGCGGCTTGTTCTTTACCTACTTCCGCTTCCATGTCTTCAAATGTTTTCCACCACCTGAATTCCCCTGCAAGTTGCAGCATGTAAGTGGTTACACCATCCATTTCCTTTATTGCATAGCCGTCCTCACCCACATACCCAGCAGTTACCAACCAATTGCAAAGAAATGACGTATTCAGGGGGTTACACGTTAAACGTAGTTGGTGTTTCTGTTTACTTTTGGAACGAAGGCGAGAGGTTAGAAACCATACATCTTCCTCTTGACATTGCTGGCTTTCATCTACCAGACATTCTGTCATCTGTGCTCCATGCCAGTCATCTTGGTTATTGTACAAGTGGTGACACTTAACCTCGGCACCAGAAGGAAACGCCCACGAACTTTCAATCTTGTTTGAACTAATACCATAAGGAGCAAACAACTTAATACCTGTGCTCCAAAGGCTACCCGCCATCTTCATTTGCTTTTGTGAGCTACGTGCAACGCCTGCCACATAATTCTTGTCCCACATACCAGCAAGCATAAGACGAATCAAACTTAGCTGGGTCTTACCGGCAGAGGCAGCACCACCCCATACTACAATGTCATTTGTATTGTCATTCAAGTATGTCTCTTGCTTGATGCTAAGAGGACAAAGAATTTCAATCTCTTGTAGTTCTTCTTGAGTGATGTTAAAGGTGTAATTAAACTTCAATCTTTCTTTAGCCATTATGAGCCTCTTTTGAAATCAATAAAAAAGGGGAAAGGAGGTTTTTAGTCTCCCCTCCCCTTAGTTTAGTTAGGCAGCAATAGACAGAGCTACAGTAGCACCGAACTGTTCGTTAATAACGAGAGTAGACTGCTCAGATTCTACTTCAATGTAACGGTCTTTAGGGTCACGGAAGGTTGAAGCAAAGCGACGGCTACCAACACCACCAAGGCCAGACAGAGTAGAAGCAGGGCCATAGAAAGCAACACCCAGTTCAGTACGTGGAACCAGAACACCTTCACCAGCTTCGAGGACAGTGAGGACGTTACCGGCTTTGTCAGTGAACGTGTCGTCATACAGAACAACGTCAACGTTACCGAAACGGAACATAGTGTACCCATTAGCTACGGAACCAAGCTCGTTACGCAGTGGGTTGCCCGAAGCTTGCGAGAACTGGTAAGCGGTAGCTACTTCAGCGGAGCTAATAATGGTTTCAAACAGTTCAGCAGAAGCGAACAGAATGTAACCCTGTACACGACCACCGTTTTGCAGACCAGCACGGCTCTGAGCCATAGCAGCACGCAGGTCAGCCAGAACAGAAGCACCAGCAATGGTAGCGGTAGGACGGGTAACACCAAATTCAGCAGCCATGTCAATAGTGCCGTAGTTGGTAGTTACAACAACACCATTCAGGGTCATTTGAGCCTTTAGGTATTCTTCGTGTACGTCATGACGCATTGCTTGACGTTCCAGTTCCTGAGCTACAGCTTGAGCAACAATGGCTTCACCTTCGCTACCAAATGCACGAACACCAGCCAGCTTTTCACGACCCAGAGTCTTAACAATTGGGTAGTGAGGAATAGCCAGAGTGTGAACAGAGAAAGGACCGTCTTCGGTACTGTTCTTCTGTGCAACGTTACGCAGGTGGTCATCAAGAACGGCCAGAGAGTTAGCACGAACGTCAAAGCTTACAGCGTCAGTGCGGACAGTTTCACCACGGTACAGACCGAGGGAACCAATTAGACCGGGCTGAAAAGGAATACGCTCGATGGCGGTAGTTTGGTCAACAACTTGAGAGTTATTCAGTAGAATAGGCATTTAATATTTCCTTGTTTGTATAGTGTTTAAATTGAATTACTTATTAACGACAACAATGCCAGCGTCAGCAAAGGCAGCGTCATGAGTAGCAGGTACATAGCCAACAAGAGCTTGAGCGTTTACTGTGGTTGGGTTGCCACGAACCATTACACGGGCACGAGTACCAACCGCATATTCACCGTTAGTAGCAGGAACAGCACCAGCTACAGCAGTACCAACAATACCGAAGCCAGAGCCAACAGCAATAACTTGACCGCTAACAGCAGCAACAGGCAGAGACATTTCGTCAAACGGAACGTTGTAGTCACCATTCATTTGAACGATGAAGTCTTCTTTATTACCAATAGTAGAAATAACAGGCATTTTATGTTTCCTTATTTAGTTGAGTATTTTTGCGAAAGGTAGGAGTCAACAAGGTTGTCACCGTCTTCGGTGGGTTGTTCTTGAGACTCTTGTTTAGTTTCAGGTTTAGTTTCTTGTTTAAACCAATCTCCACCACTAATGGTTTCAATTTGGCGTTCTTTAGTTTCAAGCAAATCGAACACTTGGTTAAAGCCTTCAACACCTTGCAGTTTAATAAATACTGGTGCAAGTTCATTAACCAATTCGTCGTCATACACAATACCTTTAAGCCGCTGTTTGATTTGCTGCTCAAGGGTACTTTTGTTCTCGTCTGCTTTCTTATTAGCACTACCCATTAGGCGTTCTAAAAGACTCGGTTTGTCACTCATTTAATATTTCCTCAGATGGTCGTCACAGTTATTGCTAAAAGCTTTCTCAAAATCATTCCAGTTTCGCCGGTCACTCCTTAGAATTACAGGAACCTTTGCACCAGACCTACGACTTTGCAAGCTTACAAGTCTTTCATTAAGTGCAGCAACAAGGGGACCAGTTTCAGAAGCGTCTCCAATCTGCCAACGTTGAGGACTAAGAGCAATGTTATTAATAATACTTTCCAGTGCCATTATTGAACCATCAATAACGCTATTACCGGCAAGGTTATAGAAGTAGACATAAATGGAATCCTCCAAATATGGTTCATCTTCTATGAAGTCACCAGTGTTTAAACGCATTTGGTCAACAAAGTTTGCTGGGTCGAGGTTAGTAGAGGCCATTACTGTTCCCCTCCTTCTAAACGCTTGCTGTAGTCAGCCATAGGAGCTTCACCAGCAGCACGGAAGAACTGTTCAAGGTCTTGGGTAGGTGTAACACCACCAGAGCTAATAAGACGGCTCCAGCCCTCTGTAAACTCGTTCCAGTCAAGCGGCTGCAATGCTTCAAACTTGAGTTCTGGTATACGGTCCAATGACAAACCATTAAGCTCATAAGCAATACGAATAGCCTTCTTAAACTCTTGGCTAATCACTTTCTGTATGTTCTCAATGAAAAGAGTCATCAAGTAAGTGCTATTGTCTGAGAGTGCAAATGAACCGCCACCCTCTGCACCCATACTCAGTACCATAGTCTGCAAGCTAAGCTGAATCTCTTGGTTATAGCGTGCAATGGACTGACCAACGTTATAGTTCTGAGCATTCCCACTACCACCACCAACAGTGGTAATCTCGAACATCCGAACACCATTCTGTTGAGTGTCAGAAGCACTTAGAATATAACTGCCTTTACCGGCGTGAAGCATCTCAGCCTGAGTTAGCAAGTTGGCTACGTAAATAGCTTCTTCGCTGTTAGGTTCTGAGTAGAATTTGTTAATGTATTCAGACGGTACTTTAATGTCCAATACACCAGACAAGTTTTTAGCTACACCAATGGCTTCGTATTCTTGTAGAATTTTCTTACTCTTCCAAGCTGTATAAGCTCCATAGAGTAGACTTTTGCCAAGTGGGAAGTCCGAGTCAGGTTCAACACGGAAGAACAACACCTTGTCGCCACTAATGTCCTTTTGGGCACTACCAACGTTAACAAGTAGTCCGTCATTCTCAGGTGCAGACAGTTTAAGCTTTTTGAGCCTTCCACCGTCCATTTCAAAGCGTTCAACAGAGGTTAGGTGTATAGGGGAAATGGTTTTAAATACAAACCGACCACCCACACGTTCACAAACAACTTCATTCAAACTGCAACCATAGTCCAGCATTTGGAGCCAGTTAGAAATAAGCCTTTTCTTGTCGTAGTCTTGCATTGTTTCCAATGAAAGGTTTAGAGCGTCAATTAGCTGTCTTTCTTGCTGTGTGCTTTTCTCATGGTAGTCAATACGAAAGTCACCACGAGACAATAGAGCTTTAATAAACGACATTGAACCACTAATAACGCCGTCAAGCTTCATGTCTCTATAGGTGTAGAAAGCCTTGTTTACCGAAAGGTCAGACTTCCCAAGTTGCAACACTGTGTTTTCTACGTGTAGTGGCTGGCTTTGTTGAGTAAGGTTAGCCGCCAATTGTTTATTACTCCTGTTGTGAAAGGTCTTTGGTTAGTTTGCCAAGCCACTTGTCCCAAGTCAGAACATAACACCCTCCAAACTTGACGTATTGTTGAGTATACCTCCACAGGTATTCCAAGTCGTCAGGGTGGTTAGCTAACATGAAACGCAAATACTCTCTTAGTTCTGGGCTTGGGGTCTTTGTACATTCCTTATTACTGAAACAGTGTAAGGGAATGTCTTTAATAGTCTTATAACGACTGTTTGTTTTCATTGTTTAGTTCCTTCTACTGGCTTTAGTTGTGCAATGCTCTTTAGGTCTTCCATAGGCACCACATACCCAGCAGCTCGGTCAAACTTACGACCATAAGAACGGTTTTTAGCTTCTGTCTTTTCTTGTGTCTGCCACTTCTTCAAACGCTGGGCATTGTTACGAATAAAGTCTTTCATTACTGACACTTTCACAATTGCCCAAGTGTCTCCGTGTTCAACAGTCCACACACGCCAGAAATAAAAGTCAGCTTCACACTTAATAAAGCAACCACCCATAGAAGCCCCTGTGAGCGTGTTAGTGAGCTTCATTTCAATTTGAATAGCTCCATAGCGCTGACTACTCGAAAGTTGGTCCTTAACGCTTGCTGTGGCCTTTGAACCGCTCTTAGTTTGAAGGAGAGCGTCAATGTCTTTGTATTGGTTCGCTTTGTCACTTAGGAGCTTGCCACCGAACTGAGCTACCGCAAGTTGTTCAGCTTTGAAGCCTGCACCGTCAAAAAATACGTTTGCCATGTTGTCTTTTCACCTCATATGGTTTAGTGTGTAAGTGTAAAATGCGGGAAACTTCCCAAGTAATTCTTTCAGACACGAAAAAACTCACAGTTAAGTGAGTTCCTTTTGAAAGGAAGAATAATAAATTAGTGTGTGAACGCCACCCTACCTTGCCTCACACATAGAGACCATTCTGTCTCCCTCTCCACGTTATTGAAATTAGTATACAGTATAACAATTAGAATACCGCTTGTCAAGCTTTTGGAAAATTTATTTCCAGTACGGTATACAGGTTTGGTTTACCCAGCAATGGTATTCAACCTCACCAAGTCCTAACTGTTTACGCTGGTGAAACATAAAGTTGTTTAGTTCCAACTGCGAAAGCCACATTGTAGGCGGGAATATTTTAATGTCCAGCTTCTTACCTTTGTTGGCTTCCATAATGTCTACATACTCTTTACTTAACGGCATACGTTGTTTCTCCTTAACCACCACGTCTTATAGGCTGCTACGCTTTCAAAATGCTTAGGGTAGGTAAGGTATGGCTTACTGTCGTAAGTGGCCTTAGCCTCCTTTAAACGCCTTGCAAACTCCAATTCTGTAGGTAGTTCTACAGACTCTCTACGTGCTTTATGGTCTACCTTCCAAGCTTCCATTCTTAATACCCCAGCTCACTAATAATAGCGTCCCATTCGTCAAGGCTCTTTTTAGTCTCAACACCGTCATGCTGTGTCTCACGCTCTAAACTCTGTTTAGTGGTAACAGGGTCGTCAGCCTTGCCTGTAAGGAAGTCTACAGCCTCCTTGTTACGCTCACAGCGCTTATGAACACCAGCAGGGTCATAACCACCCACCACAAGGCTGAACAGCTCATTACGAATGCTGTAACCCCTTCCGCGTCCGTCTGCGAGTTCAGGGAACACCTCAAGGAAGTAACCAACCTGTTCTTCAAAGCAGTCATATAAGCTCTGAGCACACTGGAGCATTAACCAATTACAGTATTCAGGCTCATTACGGTCTAACCACTCGGGAATGAAGTGTGCTTCCTTACCCTGCTTACGTGCCTTCTCTTTAACAGCAGAACGAAGGTAGCTCTTTTGTGCAGGGGTCATGTTCAGCTTCTCATAACCTGCTTCCTCGTCATACACAAGTCCATAACACTCTCTGAGTATGGGGAAGTATTCAGAAGGCTTAACACCAATAGGACGAATGGCAAGGGGAAGAATAGCTGCTATAGCTTTCTGAGGGCTTGTAGCTGCCTTCACTACCTTTATGTCTTTACACATGTTGCGAGCTTTCTTTACGGTTAGCCCTTGGTCCTTGTATTTCTCAGCAAGTGCAGGCCACGACATACCGGCTTCACGGTCTGCAACTACTTGTTCTTCAAGGCTTTTTTCAATTACGTCTTTCATTTTTAACACCTCTTTAGGTTCGGTTTAGTGGTAAAGGGCTGGTTCAAACACTAATATATATAGCTGCCCATACTGCCCTTCTTGTTTCAGTATAACACCATAAAGGGCAGAGTCAAACACTAATATATATACATGCCCTACCTGCCCCTTTTTACTTTTGCTTCTTTGCAAGCACTAACAGAATGGAGTCCAGAAGGAGAGAAGGACTTTGGTTCTGAGAGACAGCAAGAGAGTCAAGAAATAACAAACTCTCTTTTGAAAGGTAGAAGCGTCTACGTATTAAGTTTTTATTCTTTAACACCGACTCTTCGTCTTTGGTAAGGCTTATGTGTTCGTTCATGTTTGACACCTCATTTGTTGGTTACTATAGTAATAGGACGTTTCAGGAGAGGGAGAAAGTCACAAGTAGAGAAAAAATAATTTCTTTTCCTTTTGCCTCTTTCCCGTATAAGTATAACACTGTTAATGCTGTTTGTAAAGTATTTTCTTTAGCTTATATAATATTGTAACACAGGTATGGGAGTTTGTAAACACAATTCTATTTATTCTTCAATACCTTATATGCTTATTATAACATGTATTTTCTAATTGCACAACCCCTTTCAATAGTCAAAGACTATAATTGGTTATAAAAGCTGACAAACGGTAGTGACTAAGGGTGTTCCTAACTGCTACACTGGCAGAGGGCAGGTCTAAACACTAATATATATACTGACCTATGCTGCCCTTATTCTGGCTATGGCAGTAAGAAATTATACCTTCTTGCTCAGAAATATAAGAATTCCATGCATGAAGAAAATTAAAAAAGCTCTTGACCTTCTTTCAGGCTTCTCCTATTCTCTCCTTACACCGACAGAGAGGTAGTAACAAATGGAACATGTAGCCACTGTTAACCAAATGCGTTCTATTCTTGACTCAACCAATGGTAAGGTGTTTAGTGTTACGTTCGTAAAGAAAGACGGAACTGTAAGAGAAATGGTATGTCGGAACAACGTCCATAAAGGTACTGTAGGTGGTGTAGCTGGTCATGCACACATACCAGAGCTTTACACTGTGTATGACATGCAAGCTAATGGGTTCAGGTGTGTAAACCTTACTACTGTCAAACGTATTAAGTGTGGTGAGCTGAATAAGGAGTGGTACGTATGACTGTAAAGCCCTATGAGGTGTTTGTAGAGCTTAAACAAAGCCCTAACACTTACACTGTATACAGCTTTAGTAACAGGCAAATAGCAGTACAAGTGCTTAGAGCAGCAAGGAAGTTTGGTTATAATGCAATAGGTATTAGTAGAAGCTCTTAATAGTTTTGTGTGTGTAACACAGCCCTCTCCCCGAGGGCTTTTTAGTTTGTGCTTCCTGAAAACTTCTGTAATTGGGTGTTCCCCTTCCTCACTTCGTTAGTCAAGCTAATATAACACTCAGCAAGCTCTGTCTCTGTGTAGTCGTACAATGGACACTCTTTTAAATACACAACGTCATAGTGCCTGTATTCAATTCTTGTTACTTGTGTTGGTGTATTGCTTGAGCACCCCAATAACAGGAGAAGAGAGAGAGTTATTAATACCGGTCTTATTACGTTCATTAGCTATACCTCTGAGTGTTGTTGTGTAAGTGGTGAGCTTGCTGTCCATCTCTTTAAACTTCTTGTCAAGCTCCGCTCTAAACTCCTCTCTTTCTTTCTGAAACTTCTGTTCCTGTGCTAATGAGTATTCAGCGCTTTCAGCTCTGTTTGTCATTGCAGCAAGCTGGTATTTAGTGTCAGACAGAGTGTTCCTTAAACTCATATAGTGAAAGGTGAGTAGGAGTCCTAACACTAACACAAGAATGTATTTAATTATTGTCGTGTTCATATTGTTCTACATAGCTCCATATTCTTGTAACGTAAGTGGTGGTTTCCTTTGCATGACTACCTGTGACCATTGGTAAAGCTTTGGCTGTAGGTGCCCATAGGAGCGTGTTATTAGCCTTCTGTTGAGCTTTTAGTATGTTCCCTAAGCCAGCATTGTAAGACGCTAATGCAAGGCTGTGTCTGTCCCTCTCAGGGCGTTCCTTCTTGAAGTTATTACGTAAGTTTCTCATGTAATACGCTTGTGCTTGTATATTGTAGCTTGAGGCATAAGCACTAACACCAGAAGGAAACCCAAGCTGTTTGCTAACCTCATTCCATGTAGCAGGCATGAACTGTCCTAACCCCATAGCACCAACAGGAGAGGTAGCATTAGTGTCAAGTCTACTCTCAGCCATCAATTGAGCCTTATTCCAATACCAAGGAATAGAGGGAGTGTAGAAGCTATTCCATTTCCTTATTTGAACGTCATATAAGGCTGTTCTAAGCGTGTTAGCACTTACAGTAGGGCTACCCCACAGGGTAGCTATTACTAACGTAATAGACGCTAATAAACGCCTTAAACAATGAACGCTACACATACAATAAGTCCAATGGCTAAAGAAGTTCCCAAGTAGCGTAAGCCATAGTAATGACTCATAGCTTTCGGGTCTTGCTCTATACGGTCGAATGCTTCCTTGAAGTCTACCTGCAATAGTTTGTCAAAGAAGCGAAGTAGAATGAATTGGCACAACAGGAATAAGCAGAATGCTATAAGTCCCATACCAAGTTTTAACATAAACAAAGTAAACATAAGTAAGTCTCCTTTCGTGCATTTTGCATGGTGGTTATTGGTTAAATTTTGAGCAGTATTTCTATACTGGAAATGGGCTGAAACCCTTGTAAACACTGGGTTGTGGAACATCTGTGGAACATTATTATTGGTTGTATTTCTTTTGTAGGTGTTGGCCCGACCATAAAAATTGTTAATTGTCAAGCACTTACGTCATTAATATTTTCTATACAGACGAACGGTCACTACTCTATTACACTCTTTTTGTCCAATTGAATGTTACTATTAGCTCAGGTAAGTCAATAGTAGTTAGCTATAGGGTAGGCTATAGAGTGGCTTTATTGAAATAGAAAAGTTAATTAATAATTACAATGTATTGACTTGCATTCTTTACTGTGTTAGCTGAGCTACAAGAGAGTTCATTCACAGGTATTACTTCCTGTCAAGTGTATTGTATTTATTAATAGAATTCTCTTGTCTAATATAATTTTACTATAGCTCTGTGTCATTAGAGTTTCCTATGAACACTTGAAAGTTAATTAGAACAAACAATTAGACAAACTTATTGGAATTCTGTATAATTTTAATTGACGCCCCTTTGAAAAGCATAGACCCACCTTGCCATTTGAGGAAATAGGGGTAGTCCCTGTAATACATGTTAAGTAAATTACCGTAATACATACATAAGTAATTGAAATTATTAGAGAAACGTCCTTGTCTCTCCCTTTGTTATGGCTTTACATTCCCCGAGAATATAGCCACACATAGTCTTATAGTTATACGTCAGTGGAACATAGTTTATTGTTGTCCACCTTCACCATGCCTACGGTCTCCCGTAAGAATAGTGGTAGTAGTGCTATGTTTGTTCTCCACTTGTATTTTAATTATTTCTACGTCCGTTCTAAGTTTATTAAGTGTGGCATTAATGTCACCGAGAACGTCGAGCTTTGTTTCCACCTTAGTGAGTCTATTGTCTACGTCTTCAAGCTTCTTAAACCTGTCTTTAATAAGCCAACCAACAAAGCCAAGAATACCTACAATGACAATTCCCACAAGCCATATTGCACTTGTAGCGTCCATAGTAATTCTCCTTACGCTGTTTGTGTTCCTACAGGGTACCATGTACCTTGGCTTGCACTTCTCCAAATATACATACCGCCAAGCGTTCCACTACCATTGAATGTAACAGCCCATGCACGTTTAGCGAGGTACATGTCAGCGTAGTTTTCAACGTATATAATACCGTCCTTACCTGCCAAGTTTGCACCACCAGCAGCATTAGTGAACGTGTTAGAGCCAAAGTAGTATTTACCGGCTGGGAGAGTTGCAAGGTTGGTAACACTGGTAAACCAAGCATTATAACCAGTTGCAATGTTTACAACAGGGGTAGTTGTTCTTTGCAGGTTCGTAAGTGGTTGAGCTTTAAATGGGTTTGCATACTCCCACTGTTCCCAAGGTACGTAAGTAGTCCCACCGTCTCTGGTTATTTGTGTTCCACTCTCCTGTGCATATTCCCAAGGTGCAGGCCATGCTCCACCACCACCGGAAGCAGCTTCTACAACACTCCACGCTCCGTCCTGACGTGCATATTGTTGACCGTCTATAGGAGCTTCTGGAATACCACTTTCAGGCACTTCTGAGGCTGTAATAAACCCACTGTCATTAGTTAGTTCACTGGTTAGAGTAGGAACCTCAATAGTGACATTACCTTGAGCATCAGGAGCTTCACCATTTACAGAGGTAACAGGAGTGGCACCACCCGTGTCTACAATACTCCATTGACCATTCTGGCGACCGTAAATACCACCGTCTTGTGGAGCTTCTTGGAAAGGTGCAGTAGCTAACAGGTTGTTTGCAATAGCTTGTGTTTGTGCTTTAATTGCTTGTGTGTCGGTCTTAGCTTGGTTAGCAGCAGTAGCAGCATTAGCTGCGTTAGTTGCTTGAGTGGCGGCATTAGTTACAGCCGTATTAGCTTGTGTTGCACTGTTAGCTGCGTTAGTAGCTTGAGTGGTTGCATTGGTAGCGGCTTGTTGTGCTTGTGCTACAGCTTCCTCTACTTCTGCACTACCTTCTGCTACAGCTTGAACGCTATTCTCAAGTGTAGTTGTTGCCGTGCCAATACGAACAATTAGAGCGTCAAAGTCTTGGTTAGTTGCCATATTATTTAATCCTGTGTTAGTTCAGTGAATACAATACTGGTTTGCTGAATCTCCCTCACCGCTGCCTCAAAGCTGTCCACCAACGTTCCAAGAGGAATGGGTTCAGGCCACGTAATAGCACCTTGACCAGTGGAAGCAACAGCTAAGTATTTGTAATGCTTAGGAGCACGACCGGGAGTGGTCCAATCTTGTGTTGCTGTAGCAGCATACCACCGTCCTTGTATATAAACGTAAGTGCCAGTTAATCCAGCATTGGAAGGAATACCTTCTAAGTCAAATACAGGTATGGTGCGTGCGTATACAGTTTTCCAGTTGCTAAAAATAATCCCTGTTTGTGTAAGGTCGAATTGTAAACCTTGTTTATAAGGTTGAACATTAACCTTTACCCAAGTAGGGGGTGTTTGTACTTCTACAGGTCTACCACTCTGGTTGTAAGAGTAAGCCTGTACAAAGGGAACGTAGTTTCTATAAAAAGCTGCAATACTCATAGTAGCGTTCTACCTCCGAGGTTCTTATATTGAACTGAGTTTTGATTAATACGAATAGTTGGGATTAGACTACCACCCGTGAGCATGTTATAGCAGGAGGCTAATGCGTCCACTATGTCATCATGTTGTCCACTGTTATTCTTACCGTCGAACGCTTCCATTTCTGCATAGTGTTCTTTAGTAAAGACATTAGGTGCGACAAACACTTTCCCTTCTTGTAGTGCAATTAGAAAGTTTTCAGCTCGTGCCAACTTACCCTTTCGTGTTGAGTCAAGCACCACCTTATGACCTAATGCAGTCAAACGGGCTTTCTTTTGGTCTGCTACCACCCTACCAGATGCGCCAGCATCGACAGGAATAGAAACATAAACATCTCTACCATCTTCTTTAGCTGTATTCTCAATTAGGGCTTGTACCATTGCAGGACCATCACGAAGACTAACCATGTCAAGGACATACATATAACCACTGTTCTTGTCATACGTTGCTTTTAAACCTCGTGTCCAGTCAGGGTCTTTGTTAGCAGCATGCGGCTTAGTGGATGCAAGGTCATAACACCTAACAGTAGGTAAACCAAAAGGAATTTCTCTTAGGCTTACTTCTTTAAAGTCATCTCTGTCAATATAACCGTCACCCTCTGCTTTGACAAACCAGTTACCAAGCAGGTAGCGAGCACGGTCTACAGATTTCAAGTTCTCAAGCTTATGCACATACTGAGGTAAGTGCTTACGTACATAAGGGTTGTCATAGACGTTAGCAGAATAGTAAACAAACTTGAGGTGCATAGCGGCTTGTTCTTTACCTACTTCCGCTTCCATGTCTTCAAATGTTTTCCACCACCTGAATTCCCCTGCAAGTTGCAG